TTCACCTCGAGAGGCCTTTATGCAAACTCCTGCCAGCCTTTACGGGCTAGTCATGAAGTTCATTCCGTATGTCGTCCTTCAGGCGCAAGCCCGAGGAATCGACTTCCCTTGCTTCATTGAGCAACTACCTGACGGTATGATGCGCATTGTAGCAAGGCCTGGCCATCTTCTATCCGAAGATGACAGGGGTGAACTTGATGACCTCCTTAACGTTCTCTCTGAGACCGTTATGGAGCGCAGCAGTGAGCATATTCTGCTCTCTCTTGGTGGTGATGTACCGGCGGGGGTTTCCTCAGAACTTAAAACCTCTGAGGACGGGGTCCCTTCGCAGGGCCCCCGTTTCCTGTCATGAGCACCAACCAGATAACACAATACCGTTCGTATGAAGATGTCTGGACGAGTGGATACTGGGCGACGACACCTAATAATGTCATCCGCACACAGACCCATTCTGATCTCGGAACACTCTTCTTCGAAGGTAAACGTGGGACTCCGGTTAAGAACTGGCAGGAGAAAATCAAATCGCTTCAGTCGGCTTCGAGTGCTTACTCGAGACGAGTGACCGATTGGAATTGTACGCCCACTCGTTGGGATACCCAATATACCGGGCTTCCTAACGATATCTATTATGACAAAGGGTACTACAATACCTTCGGTTGGTATCCAGCTCCGGATATCTCAAAGGATGCGGCAGTTGATGCCATAGCCATTGGGAGATTCCGTAGTAAGATAGCAGCGATTTCTGAGCAATATAAAGCACTCGTGCCTATCGGTGAACTCAAGGATCTTAGATCCTTGGTCAAGTCTATGACTTCTTTGACCGAGAAGCTTGTTGTTGCTATTATAGAGCTAAAGCGTACTAAGGGTCGTAGTTTGGCAAAACTCGCCGGGGACCTTTACTTAACTTGGTCCTTCGGTATTCGGCCGATGATGGGAGACCTAAAAGGTCTCGCAGATTCGTTATGGGCATTCCTTATGAGGAAAGTCCAAACCGCTCGAGTTTCTGCCAGTGCACGGACGGATTGGTATGCGCATCAGAAGGCAACTGGTCAAGGGGGCAAAGCGCTCCGTTGTCCTTTGTCCTATGATACGTATGCTAAGCACGAACTGTCCATTAGGTATATTGCTGGATGGAAGTTTGATCTCTACAACGGTGTAGACTACACCGCTGCGGACCATTTCGGCTTAACTCCGCCAAACTTTGTGCCTGCTGCTTGGAAGCTTCTTCCTTTTAGCTGGCTCACTGACTATTTTCTCACCATAGGTGACTTCTTGGATGATGTCTTTACATCACCCGGTGGGCAGCCTGTTTTCATGGTGAAGAGTCGGAAATATACCTTGCAATGTGATGGCGCATTCCGCCATAGTGCTGGCACTGACGTCAAGGGAACTTTCTCTGACGGTAAGTACCATTTGCACTATGTGGAGTTCGACAGAACACCCTTGGTGAATTTGCCAACCCGCCCTTTGCGCATCAGGTCAGTTGACGAGATCGCAAAGAATGGAGTTTCAAAGCTCCTTAACCTTGTTTCTTTGGCCGCGCAAATAGAACCTGCGAAACCGCCTAAACGCGTCAAGCAGCTACCCTATTATCGCATCTGAAGAAACTGCTACGTATCTCCTGATACGACATATCGAGGGAAACATGCCCTTCGCGCCATCCAGCCCTGTCACGGGCGCAGCCATCACTGGCTTGACCTTGCCGACGTATACGCTTACCGCGGATACGCCTCCGAACGCAAACAGCAAGCAATTTGCTGTCACTGCGCTCGGCGGAACTCAGACAAGCGTTGATACGAACATGGTGTCTAAACCGTTCACCATGACGTTCTTCCGCCCTCCTGTGCTCCGACCGCTGCCTCAAGCTCGTGTGGACACTGGGATCATCTCCAATATCCCGGTGAATCGCTACACGTTCCTCCTCCGCAAGGGAGGGGTTCCTGCAGCGAATCAGGTTCCGCAGCTTATCAAGCTGTCGTTCGTCGCCGAGATCCCTGCTGGGGTCGACGCGTTCGAACCGGAAGAGATTCGAGCGGCAATGTCGTGCTTTGTTGGCACCTTGAGTGCCAACGCGGACGGCATTTGTTCGATCCTTCTCACTGGCGTTCTTTAGCCAGGCCTGAAAGCGACCCTACTTTTGTAGGGTGTGACGGCTGGACCAATACGGTTCACTTATGGACTTAAAACCATGAGCCGATTGATCCAGTTTTTCAACTTACTGGAGGCAGAACTTGCGATCGCCAAAAAAGATGAGCTTCCAACTTGGGCTCACTTTGCGATTGCTCGTCAGTGCGACCGCATGCGAAAGCGTGCGGCGTTGGGTGATAACTCCCTTAGGGATAAAGCGTTTGCTGATTTTCATCGCCTTAACGACGACGTTGGTCAGCATATCGTTTCTATCCCCGAGGACGTGGTTAGAGAATCCCGAGAGTATATTCAATATGCTCTTGAGAAGTATTCTAGCCATGTTTCCGAGTTAAACGTCCAACAGACACTGGATTACACTCACTTGGTCTCCTTATGGAGATTTGGTCCCGGGGCATCTTTTGAAGCCCACGGTACCCATGCCTGTGACAAAATCTCGCAGGCCTGGAGTGTAACGTCTGAAGCAACCGTTGATGTAGAGCACCTTCGTAGAAATCACCCATATCTCTATGCGTATGATCGCATGGGGCGTGGTGGATTGAAGGTTGTAAACGGTTCGCAGCTCCTAACTGTACCAAAGAACGAAGAAAAGGACCGCACCATAGCGAAAGAGCCACTCGGCAATATGTGCATGCAGCTTGCTGCAGGCGCATACTTGGAGGGTGCCCTACGCGCAGTCGGACTGGACATCCGTATCCAGCAACCGAAGAATAAAGATTTTGCACGGCTAGGCTCCTTAGACGGGAGCTTGGCTACGCTCGATCTTTCTTCGGCCTCCGACCGGATAAAACCGGAATTGGTGAGGTTGTTGTTTCCTTCCAACTGGCACGATTTGTTGTTAAGGCTTCGCAGCCCTGCAACATTAATGCCTAATGGAGAGTGGCTTCCTCTTAACATGATCTCGACCATGGGG